GAGCGTCTTGCTTCTCGGGCAAAGCTCACAGCGTTCGACTACGATGCAACAAAGTACAATAGACAACGGCGTGGCCCTTCGTCTTTAGCCGGTGCGGAAGGTTTTCGCTCTAACTATGATCGGGTTGAACTTCTAAAGCGTTCCAGAGACTTAGCCGAAAATGTTGGCCTAGTGCGTGGCCTATTGATGAAGTTTGCAAGCCATTGTGCGGGTAACATCTCTTATCAATGCAGAACAGACAACCCCTCCGTGAACACGGATGTCGAAGCGTATTGGAACGAGTGGTGGGATAAATGCGACCTATCGGGACGGCATACAGGCTCTTTCCTAATGCAGATTGCAATGATGAGTATGCTGAGAGATGGTGATTTTCTTTTTGCTTTGGTCAGATCGCAAGATGGTAATTTGAAGCTACAAGGCATCGAAGCGGACAGGATAGGAGACCCGAACCGAACATATACAAGCCTCAACCTAATTGGGGGGATTCATATTGACCAAGAGACAGGCGCACCAGTTGGTTATGATATTTATTTACGCACCTATGGGAACGCTTACATTTTTCAGACTACAATCCCAGCCACTCAAGCCTTTCATCTTTATGACCCCCTCCGCATAGATCAGTACAGGGGAATCTCAGCTTTCCATACGGCAATAAATGATTGCGTTGATCTATACGAAATCATCGCCTCTGAAAAGATGGCGGCGAAGCTGGCAAGCTCACAGGCTGGAATCGTTAAGCGAAACAACAACAACGCTTCCGACCTATCCACTCTTACCGATGATCTGAACGCCGACAACCAAGGAATCAAACTAGAAACTATCGAACCGGGCAAGATCAGTTATTTGGAAGTGAACGAGGATATTGTATTCCCAGATGGCCCAAGCCGACCTAGCGGGGCTTTTGCGGAGTTCCACAGAATCCTATTAAGGAATATCTGTATGGGCGTGGGCATCCCTTACAGCTTCGCCGTTGACCCTTCCTCGATGTCCGGCCCAACTGCTCGCCTAGAAATGCAACAAGCGGGACGGACTTTCCGAAGATACCAAAAGCTCTTAGAAGATCGGGTACTTCGTCCCCTCAAGAACATTGTAATTGCCGATGCAGTTTCTAGGGGACTGATTGAGAACAACCTTGGAGGCAAAAGTACGAAGGGAATCTTTAATTTCGGGGCGAATGTCTCAATAGATTTAGGTAGAGAATCTGCCTCTGCGATAGCAGAATGGCGATCGGGCCTCCGAACGGCCGCAGATATATATAGTGAGCGCGGCCAAGATGCAGAATCTTCTCTTCGTGCTAGGGCTTTAGAATCTAAAATGATTCAAGACCTTGCGAAAGAATATGGCGTTCCAACGGCTTCAATCTCGGATGGAATGATGGGGCAATCTGCACAACCACAAGCCCAGACCTCCACACAACAACCGCAGACTCAACAAGACGCAACTCAACCAGTCGAAGATTTATCAACTCAATCTTTGAACGGAGCGCAAGTCTCTTCACTTATCACGATCATAAACGCCGTTGCCTCTGGTGCAGTATCAAGGGAGGGTGCGGTGACAATCATCACCTCGGCTTTCCCATTCATATCTCAAGATCAAGCGGCCAACATTATGAGTGGGGTGAACATAGGAACGATTGCCCCAACGACAAAGACCGCCGCACCAGTAGCGGAGAAGATGCAAGAAGAACCACAAGACGAAAACGCCGTGGCCATTGTTCCCTCAATCAAAGAGCAAGACACCATCAGCCGAACAACTGGAAGCGATGGGGATATTGATGTGGGCGAGGAGCGTGAGCCTACCGAAAAAAGTGCAACCGAAGATACGCAAAAAAAAACTATAAGCAACAACCTAGAAGAGTTTGATTGCGGAACTGGTGCTGGTGGATTTCAGCCCGGCAATTCTTGTGCAAGCGGTGGAGACGGTGGTGGAGGGGATGCACAAATTACAGAACCAAAAGAAAAAACAAGTTCTGGAAATTGGAAAAACAAACTTCCTGTAGAGAACTATAACTACATACCACAAGAAAAACTTAAAAGAGCCACCATAGATAAATACGATAAAGTCGTAAAAAATAGAGGGCATGAAATAGATTGGAACAAAACAGAATATACCCCAGACGAAAAAACGGGTAGATACATAGCAACCTATTCAATTAAAACACCTTCGGGAGAAATTAAGAAAATTGATACAAAAACGCTTAGAAAGTGGATTTCTACAAACCCAAGACAAGCAAAGGATTTGGAAATAAATCAAGATTTTGTTGGGCTAGATGATGAGGGCATTGATATTTTAATCAATGCAATGTTGAGTGCTTGCGAACTAGGCAAGTATTCAGAAATTGACTTCACCCCACCCGAAGGAGCTAGGGAATCAGCAAAGAGAGCTTTAGCAGTTCGTGGGGAGAAACCACCTAGCCAGCGGGGAATGACCTCTGTGGGGATTGCTAGGGCTAGGGATTTAATTGCAGGGAAGAAATTATCGCCAGACACAATTCGCAGGATGCACTCCTTTTTCAGCCGTCACGAAGTAGATAAGAAGGGTGAGGGCTGGGACGATCAAGGGAGGGGCTGGCAAGCGTGGAATGGTTGGGGCGGTGACGCTGGATTCTCTTGGGTCAAGAAACTCGTTAAGCAAATGGACAGCCGAGACGAGAAGCTAGAAGAACCCGCCTCTTGCCCTATTGCAACGCAAGATGTAAAGACCAACCTAGCCAATAGGCAGAACGCCGTGGACGATGCAAACTATGGCCCAGCCAATCCGAATGAGCCTAACGATGATTACTGGAAAGCCAAGGCAGATGAATTTCAAGGGGATGTAGTCACGGCAAAGAAGATGCTTTGTGGTAACTGCGCGGCCTTTAACCAAACCAGCAAGCTTCTTGGATGTATCAAGAAGGGTATTGGCGAAGATGCGAATGAAGTAGCGGTTGGTGGGAATCTTGGCTACTGCGAAATTTTTGACTTTAAGTGCGCTTCCAAAAGGACTTGCGATGCTTGGATTGTTGGCGGCCCAATTACAGACGATAAAAAAAAAGTAACTAATTTTGTAGCGGGTAGGGATTGTGGGCAAGATGAGGGCGGGACTTTTGGGCCAGACAATAAGTGTGCCGTAGGATATGGAAGGCCAGCAATAAAGGGTGGATACGAACCAACCAGACCCGGAGGAGAAATTCCAAAGGACTATAAACGACCAACACCCCAAGGCGATAAAAAGGAAAAGCCAGAACAAAAGCCATTACCCCCAAAACTTGTTATTCCAAGCTCGAAGGAAGCAAGTATTTTAGATAAATATAAATACGACAATAAAAACTCTGCTGATGTGTCCGAAGAAGATCATATAAAGGCGATTAAAGATGCCTACACAAAAACTAATGCATATGAGGACGACAAGAGACAATCAACATCAGAACAAAAACAGATTATTGATGACTATCGAAGTAATGCTGGAGCAACATGGACAAACTACGAAAGACTCAAGGAAGGTGGAATGTCTGGAAACGATGCCTTTAATAAAATAATTTCAGAACCAACCACCTCAAGTGGAAAGGCTCAACTACTTGAGGACATAACTGGCGATACATTTTCTGATAATGATATGAAATCAATAAGAAAATATGCCTCAACTGGTGATAATGAAAAGCTAATGCCTTACATAGCAAAAGCCAAACAAGCGGTAGACAAAAAGGTTGAAGAATTAAACAAAACAACAAACTCCGAGTTTAAATCTCAACAAACAATATACAGAGGATTTCGCGCAGACTCACCACAAAGTAAATCAATCCTAGATCAAATAATCAAGGGAGATAAAAATATAAAATTTGATTCGGTTATGTCTGCATCGTCAGACCCAGAGGTGGCGGCAAAATACGCAAATAGAGTTGGAAACAAGCCCGCAGATGGAAACTCTATACTCTTTAAGATTAAAGCAAAAAGAGGCATAAGTACAATAAACTCGAAACGCCCAGCTCTTGACTCATCATTCAAGGAGGTTATTTTGCCAAAGGGTAACTATAAAGTAACAAGCCAAAGAACATTAACCACAGGTAACTCTAAAACACACTTCGTAGAAATAGAACAAATATGAGCAACATTAAAGATCAAGAAATATCTGATTCTCCAATAGTGGTTAATCCAACAAGCAAAAAGAGTGGAATTGACAAGAAATCATAACTTTATGGAAAACCCCAACGGCGAGACGATTCTCACAACCTTTCTGAGCTATCAGAATCAGTACAAGATTTTCCATTGGCAGACCAAAAGTTATAGCCAACACAAGAGCTTTGGGGAAATCTACGAATCCCTAACAGAAAACATTGACGAGTTTGTTGAGACCTATATGGGCAAATATGGTCGAATCATCTCTGCTTCCACCTTTGACTTTAGCCTAGATAACTACTCCGAAACCTTTGGGGAATATAATGATGAGTTCATTTCCTTCTTGTCCGATGAGCTACCGGGCTACTTGAACGAAGGGGACACAGACCTATTGAATATCCGAGATGAGATTCTAGGTAGCGTGAACCAGTTAAAGTATCTCCTCACCCTAGTTTAATTATATGCCCTTACTCACACCCAAAAAAGGCGAGAAAACCAAGGACTTTGTGGGGCGGTTTATGGGGCACGCAGAGGCGAATAAGACCTTCCCCGAAGCCAAGCAGAGGGCGGCCGTTGCCTATCAAACCTATCGAGACACCAAGAAGAAGCAACGCAAGGAAGCGAGATTAGAGGAAGATTCGACTATCATTCCTAATGTCTATATCTTGAGCCAAGGTGAAGCCCGAGGCCACGACTTGTTTATTGATAAGACCTCCATCCAAAAGGCATATGAGCTAATGGCCAAAGCCCCTAACGGCGTGAAGGTGAAGATGAACCACGGAAGCGGATTGGATGCCGTGTGCGGATTCGCTCGCAACCCTCGCATTGAGGGAGACAAGCTGATGGCAGACTTGCACCTACTCAAAAGCTCGCCCCACTATGAATTGGTTAAAGAGATGGCCAACGAAGCCCCCGACCAGTTCGGAGTGAGCCTAGCGTTCTTGAACGAGTCCGAAACAATCAAGGGCAAGGACTACATTCGCCCTCAAAGGATTGAATCAGCCGACTTAGTTTCAAGCCCAGCGAGCAACGAGAAGTTTAGAGACTTTCAGAATAACGATGTGGAAATGCTTGTTTTTGCAGTTGGAACAAAGTTCCGTTGCTGGGAAGGATATAAACCCGCAAAGGGCGTTGCCGCTTACGATTCTGGTTCTTGTGTAAAAGCACAGGAAAAATTAGGCTATATGGCAGGGGGAGCAAGTATTCCCTCTGACCTTCCGCAAGCAGTTGTGGAGCATGAACCCATACTTGACAAAAAGGAAGAAAAGA